CCCGATGACGACAGAATTGACCGTATTATTGACAGTTGGCGTGGTGTTAGGCCTGCTATGCATTATAGTGTTAGCAGAGAAGATCTTCTTACCGGTCACTCAGAAACAGAAAAACCGGACTTTGCGGCGCTTGAAGAACAAGGATTCAAAAAAGGCAAACTAAGAGCACACTCAGATTATATGTGGAATGATGCTGTTAACGACTGGGCGCTGTCGCATTTAGAGTGGAGTGACATCATGGTAGAGAGCAAATGTAAGAATCTTGCAAGCATTGCACTATATAAATACAATATGGAGAAAAACAATGAGCAATTATTTGGGCATGATGTACGGCAGAAAGTCGAAGCCCCAGACCCAATCATCATCTAATAAAAATCCTAACAGAGTGTTAGGAGGATTACGTGGTCAAGGTGTAGATACAATGACTGTGCTAGGAGAAGATGGCGTACAACATACTATTCCTTCACAAAAGTATGTACAAGGACTAGAAGAAAAACTTCGTATTCAGGACAGTAGAATTGCTCGACTTGAAACACAACTAAGGAGAATGAGCCATGATCAAAAAATGGATTAATCAAAGACTAAGCGAACGTACAACACTAGACGGTGCTGTGCTAATTGGCGCAGGTATTGCGTTTCTAATCTTTAAACCAATCGCGAGTTTAGTAGCATACGGTGCTATTGCATATGGCGCATGGACAATTTGGAAGCGTGAAGACTAAAGTTTACCAATAGGCGTAGAGCTAGAAGCAGTCATATTCCATACTTGTTTCTTTTCTACGCCTTTCTTTTGAGCAAATACTTTAGCATCACAATTACTACACACATGAAAATAATTGTTGCTTAGACGTTTAGGATCCATACTGCCTCTTGTGCGTTCAAACTCTGCATCACAACTATCACAACGGAACTGGCAAATAGTCTGTTCACGCTTGTAGGTGTGTTCCTTGCCAGTTTTGCTTTTACGCACATGCCGGGTTTGTTTTTTAAATTCTTTTAGAAACATAAGTATATTTACATTAAGATTATAAAAATAAGAAATAAATATTAAAAAGGAACACTATGAGCATACTTACTTTAACCCCAGCAGCAGAGAAACAAATTGATCTTCTTAGTGAAGAAAACGATTGCTATGGCATTACACTAAACATTAAGGGCGGTGGATGTGCTGGATTTGAATACGAATGGGGTACTATTGCTAGTCCAACAGACTTAGCAGTAGATGACGAAGTAGTAAAAACAGCAAACGGATCTGCGTTTGTAGTTGGAGCACATAGTTTAATGTTTTTAATTGGCACTGAAGTAGATTACGTAAAGAGTCTAGTAGGTGCAAACTTTGAAATACGCAATCCAAATGCCCAAAGTTCATGTGGATGCGGAGTGAGTGTAAATTTTGATATGGACCTAATGAGTCCAGCTGTTTAAGGATAAAACGCAATGGCAAAACAGAATATTGATATCGGTGTTGAAGGTAATGATGGTACAGGCGATAGTATTCGCGAAAGTTTTCGTAAGGTAAATGAAAACTTTAGTGAAATATATGCTGTATTTGGACTAGGTGGACAAATAAGTCTTTTAGACTTAGGCGATACTCCTAATACATATGATGGCCAAGTAAATAAAGTACCGGTAGTAAATGATACTGAAACAGGAATAGTATTTCTTGATTTAGCAAGTGACAATGCTTTAGATCCTACAGACATCGATACAATAGGATTTGACTTTTCTGAAGAAGGTAAACTAGTATTAAAAATTAATGCTATTGATATATCAAGAGATATATTTCCTACACTAGGCGGCCCACTTAATGCAGCTACACAACCCATTGCAAATGTAGCAGAAATAAATCAATCAAGTGTTGATTTATGGCGTGCCACACATGGTGAAGATATTGAAATAGGCGATCTTGTTATAAACAAAAGATATGCTGATTCAAATTATCAAGAAAAACAAAGAGCTGGTGCTGGAATTAGATTAGATCCAGAACCTGAAAATAGAGATTTTTATACAAAGACAATTGAATCTTTTAATAGTTTTGGCAATCCAGTAATTACAGCACACGGACTAACTGATCAATATTTAGGTGCTCCATTTATATTTAGAACAACTAATCCATCAGATCTTCCTACAAATATTGTTGACGAGCAAACTGTATATGTAAGAATTGTAGATCAAAACACACTTACTTTACATACGTCTGAAGCAGATGCAATTAACAATACATCTAGAATAATATTATCGGGAGGAACCGGTACATTTACTATTGTTGATGCAGATTATGATCCTACATTAACAGGTAACTGGTTATCAACTGTAGCGTTGCCACGTGAAAGTGTTACACGTAGACAAGGTGACAGGATGGAAGGTACACTTTTCTTAAATGATCATCCAGGAGATTTAGCAGGATTAGGTACTGATATCGGTGGATCAGATGATTTACAGGCAGCAACAAAATTATATGTTGATAAAGGTACTCCTACCTCACAAGTTAACTTATATGTGGCAACAGATGGCGATGATAGACAAACATATACACCGCCGGGCAAAGAAGGTAGATCACCTAGTTGGGCATATGCTTCGGTAAATGCAGCAGCAAGAAAAGCTGAAGAAATTATACTATCGGCTCCGATTGAGCCTGGTCCGTATATGCAAACAATTACATTTGGTGGTGGTCTTGAACCTTCACTAGTAACAACAGCAGGGTTTACTGCTCCCCCAGTAAGTAGACCAAATTTTAGTACTCTTATATCTGAAAACGTAGAATTTATACAGCAAGAAGTTTTAGCATTTATAGAAACTACATATCCAAATTTTGAATATAATTTAGATACATGTGCAAGAGATGTTGAGTATATTGTCAACAGTGTTAGACTAGATATACTACTAGGTGATAATGCTAACTATCTTTCAAGATGGGCAGGTATTAGATATTATTCAAATCCAAGTGCAAGAAAAGCAATAGGTGAACAAAGAGTAGAAACAGTTGCATCAATTGAACATACTAAGAAATTGATAAGGGATATTGTAAAAGGTGTCACTGTAGGTAGCGGTAGCAGTGTTGCTGGTACATTATATCAAGACAGATTTACACAATATTTAAATCCTACACTTATACCTGACGAATTTACAGCAGAAAACGTTGCTAGTGCAACTGATGCAAAATTTGATATTGTATTAGATATTATAGACGGACCAACTCCAGGTCCATTAGATGCACCTACAGTAGTAGACGGTGCAACTACTTACAAGATTAATTTAGGTAACGGATCTTATGGTTATGTAGATCAAGGTAACCCTACTAATACTGATATTATTCCAGGAAAAGTTGTTGTAGGTAAAGAGTCAGGCGCTGTTGGTAGAATTATTGCTTACGATTATGATGCAAATCCTGATACAGTATTACCTGCAGATAATGATGTTATAGAACTACAATTATTAGAACCTGTTGAATTTATTCCAGGCGAAGAATTAGAGTATGGAAATTTTGTAAGAGAAACACAATGTAGTATTAGAATAGAATCAGGCATTTATGAAGAAGACTATCCAATTCGTGTTCCTGCAAACGTAAGTATTAAAGGTGACGAATTTAGACGAGTAATAATACGTCCTAAGAAACGTATATCACAATCTAGATATACTAATACATTTTTCTATAGAGATAAACAATTTGATAATTTAACAATTGTCTCAAGTCAAATTACACAACTTTCTTCAATAATCGGCGGCGCACCGAATGGTACTAGAGCTGCCGCAGCCGGCACGTATGCAGGAGTAACACCTACAACAGTTACAACAATCGATCCTATTACTTCAGCTGTAACAGTAAGCGAAGGCACAAGCGGTGCTGGTGAAAGAGCAACATTTGATATTACTGTAAATGCAAATGGTAGTGTATTACTAAGTAGTGTTACAATTAATAATCCAGGTACAGGATACTTAGTTGGTGACACTATTACTATTTCAGACGACGATATCGGTGCAACTGGTGCGCCAGATCTTACATTTACAGTAGGAGAAATATCAGGCGGCAAGCCTTATATAAATCCGCTAACAAATGAAATAGATGGTTATTTCGGTTATCATTACTTAAAATATCCTAATAGATTAAAAAATGTAGGTGAAGGATATCAAAATGCTGGCGGTGCAGTTATAGCATCAAGAATCTTAGAAGATAACAAAGAGTTTATTGCAGAACAAGTAGTTCAGTATATTGCTGCAACATATCCGTCTTTATCATTTGCACAAGGAAAATGTAATAGAGATGTAAGATTAATTGTAGAAGCAATGGCAAAAGATTTTGTACTCGGCGGAAATGAAAATGTTTTAGAAGCACAGGGTGAATATTATTACGGTGCATTGCCAAAAGATGGCTCACAAAATGGAGCTACTGAGGATGGCATAAATCAAATTTATACTATTCTACAAGGACTATTTGCAAATGCACAACCTACAACCATCTATGGTGATGTAAATTTAATAGAATACCCTCAAGCAGATTTATTTAATGGCGAAGCTGAAGCAACTGCACTAGCAATGTCATTAAATTTTATTAATACAATAAATTTTGCATTCAACGACGATTACAATCCACCGTTACCTAATGACGAAATGGATGTGTTCTTAATGAACGATGCTACAATTCTGCGTAACATGACTGTACAAGGACATGGCGGATTTTTATGTACACTTGATCCATATGGACAAGTTCTAACTAAATCTCCATACATCCAAACTGGTTCAAGTTTTAGTAGATCGCAAAACAAGCAAGTATTTTCAGGAGGTATGTTTGTAGATGCATTTACTGGAAATACAGCAGTACAAGTTGTATCAACTGGTAGACCTGCAGACGGAAGTCCGGTTCCAGATGTAACTGCAACTCCTGATCCATTTGTCCTGCAGGTAAAAAGTTTAGGTAGTCCTGAAGACCCACAAGGTCTTTATATACGTAGACCAGAAACACCTTGCCCATTTTATGTTGATGGTAGAAGATTCCAAGTTAATGCAGTAATAAATTACGACCCTGACGAAGGTACTGCGGTACTACTATTAGATAAAAATAGTAACCCTGATGCACTAGGTGTAGGACAAGGCTTTACAGGTACAACAAGTAATTTACAAACTGGAGTAGACTTAGATTCTGTTGCTCCGTTTGATTTTAATGAAGATAAATGTGCTAGAGACACTGGATTAATTTTAGATGCAGTTGGGTTAGATATTGCATTAGGTTCAAACTATAGAGCAGTTACAGCAGGGTTAGCATATCAACGTGCAAATGCAGATGTTGTTACAGCAGAACAATTAGCACAAACAACCGCCGCAATTAATTTTGCTAAAAGTGAAGTACTTGCGTTATCAGCAGTTGATGCAGATGTTACTGCTGAAACAAGAGCAGCAGCAGCATTTGACGAAGTTGTAGATATTTTAAACAACGGTGTAGTAAGTACAGATACCGCAGCAGATGCACTTACTTTCCCGACGCCAGCGGCACAACCTACAACTAATGCAAACGATGCAAGTGTAATACTACAAGCAAACAAAGCATTCATTAAAGCTCAAGTAACAAGTTTTATTACTACAAATTATCCAAGTCTTACATATAATAGTACAAAATGTGAAAGAGATGTAGGATATATCGTTGATGCACTTTCATATGATGTTCTTTATGGAGGTAATTCAGGAACATTAATAAATGCAAGATCTTACTTTGTTGGCACAGCTGGACAGTTAGGTAACACAGATGAAGAAACTGCTACTGTAGCAGCATATACTGATTTGCAAACTATTGTAAGCGAAGTTGTACAAGGTACAAGAGCAGGACAGCCTGTAACAGCAAATCCTGCAACGGGCACAGAAGCAACAATAGTAAGTGATCTAGTTGGAATTATTAAAGATGTAATTGATCTTGATACTTTAGAATTATTACCAGCTGAAGTTACACCAAACTTAACTTCATTATCAGTAGGTGCAGCACTAGTATCAGCAAATGTAGATATTAGTAATAACAGAGCTTTAATTGTTGCTAGAACAGTACAAAGTATTGATGCTCCAATTGCTATCACACTACAAACTGCTGGTAACAGAAGTATGTTAGGTAACGACTTTACACAAGTTAACGATCTAGGTTACGGTCTAGTTGTTGTGAATGGTGCGCTATCAGAGATGGTTAGTATGTTTACATATTACTGCCATGCATCGTATTATGCTAAGAATGGTTCTGAGATTAGATCTCTTACAGGTTCAAGTTGTTATGGTGATTATGGTCTAGTTGCAGAAGGTTCGGATCCAAATGAAATTCCAGACGGAATTTCAACACGTGATGATATGAACAATCCTGCAAAAACATTTACAGCTGATATTATTTTAACTTGTTCTGATAATGTTACTACAGTTGAAGGCGAAACAATTACACAGGCATCAACAGGTGCATCTGGTACTGTAATAATTTCAAGTAATACAAGAACAATTTATCTAACAGGTGTATCTAACATATTTGATACTACAAATCAACTTACAGGATCAACAAGTGGTGCTTTAGGTGCAAGTAGTGTACCTAGTGAAGTTGATACTTCAGGATATGCAAATGATGAAGAACAATTATTTGGACACCTTTATGATTTTGAATATTTACCGAGTAATAGAGGTGAATTTGATATCTATCATCCTAACAAAGATATATTTGCTAGATACGAGATTGCAAACGTTGTCGACACAGGCACAATAGTAGGAGAAATATCCGGATTTGGTGATAGTATATCTACAACCTACGCAGGTATTAATTTAGGTGCAGGTACAGGCGCAACATTTAAAGTTTCTAAAACAATTACAGATGGATATAGTGTAACTGGTGTATTATTAGGAGAAGATTACGAAGTAGGTGATACTATTACTATTAGTGGTGCAGACCTAGGCGGAGCAACTCCGGCAAATGATGTTGTAATTACAGCAACCGAAGTTGATAGTAATGGCGGATTTAAAATTTTTACATTCACTGGAACTATTGCAATAACTGACGATACGCCTAGATACAATGGTAAAATTATCAAAGTTAACTTTGCAACAGGTGACGGTCAGTTTAGTCAAAACGGTATTTTAGAAACAGGCGGCATACCACATGGTACTTATGTACAAGTTAGAAATAACCAAACATTTATCTTTGAAGATATTGCTCGTCCAGATATTTTAACAATTCGTCCATCTACTGCGGTTATCTTTAGAGAAAATCCAGATACTGTATATAGAAGTATTTCATTTTTAACTGCGGATGCATTAGGTAATGAACTATCAGAAGACACTACTTTAGCAGGATTTGATAGTACTTATGATTACGTAAGACTTGTTGTTGATACAGTTAATGCACAAAATACAAAAGGTACAGTACTAGATCTAGATAGTAATCCTCTTACAGGCGGAACTACACTAGGTAATACAGCAGGCGATACAACTATTGCTGTAGTTAGAATATACGAAGAAAACGAAATTCGTCGTATTAATAATAATATTACAACTTCAGGTGATTTTAGGCCTAGTGATTTTAATGGTACAGGCGAACTTCCTATGATTACAACATGGGATGGTAAAAAACATACTATATCAAATTATAGAGGCGTACAAATTGACCCTGTATCAGGCGATCACGAAATACAAGCTACGCCGTCAGAATCAGATGATTACGGTATTGTTGATATTGCAGATGTAAGTGACTTACAATATCCTGCAAGAGCAGCAGGGCTTGCTTCAACATTAGTATTAGGAACTGTTGTTCCGATACTTAGAAGTGGTCTACAAGCAGGATCACCGGGTACAGTTACTATTGCAATTTCTACCTGTAGAGCTACAGGACACGACTTCTTAGATGTTGGTACAGGTGGATTTAACACAAGTAACTATCCAAATGTTATCTTTGGTTTGCCGAGAGCGCCGGATCAGTCAAATGAAGTTGACGAACGTGGTAAAGGGCGTGTGTTCTATGTAAGTACCGACCAAAACGGTATCTTTAGAGTTGGTAGATTCTTTAGTGTGGATCAGGGTACTGGTACTGTTAGTTTCTCAGCAAGTATTGCGCTTTCCGATGTTGACGGCTTAGGCTTTAAACGTGGTGTTGTTGTTACTGAATTCTCAACAGATACAGCAATGACTGATAACGCATCAGATACAGTACCAACAGAAAGTGCTGTACGTGGGTATGTTAATAGACGTTTAGGATTTGATCAAACTGGTGCAGCAATTAGTAATAAAATTGGGCCAGGTGTGCTTGCTCCAAACGGTAGTGTGCCTATGACAGCAGATATAAATGCTGCTGGTAATACTATAACGAATATTAGTACACCAGTTTCAGATAGTGATACTGCAAATAAAGCTTATGTAGATAATAGTCAAGGTAATAATGACACACTTCCAGATCTAAGAGACGTTGATATTAATGATTATGATGAAGGACAGTTATTAGTATCAACATCGTTAAAGAAAATTATAATCGACGCAGATTTAATTACAACGTCAGGAGCCGGAGCAGCGTATAAACCAGGACAAACAATATCAGGTAACCTTTCTGGAGCAACTGGTACTGTTGTTGATGTACAAGAAACACAAGGTTTCGAAGGTGACATTATTATCATTACCTATACACCATTAACCGGAGACTTTAGTTCAGGTGCTCCTGTAGGACAAGATACTGTAAGTGTATCAGGTGTAGTAAATGGCCCTTGTATAGACGGACCATTATCAGAATGGGCAAATGGTGTTCCTAGCGCAGATAGTGATGTTGTTATAACTACTGAAAGATTTGTTACTACAGACGGAAGTGGAAATCCAACAGATAGATATACCGAAGTTAGTATTCAACTTGCAACTGAAACTATTGTTAATGCAGATGTTAGCCCAACAGCAGCAATTGCACAAAGTAAATTAGATTTAAATGCAGCAAGTTTAAGAGCAAATGCAACAGGCATAAGTCAGTCAGATTTAGGTGTTGCATCGTTTAAAGATACAGAATTTACTTCAACAAACGGATTTATTGAATTACAAACAAGTTCAGATACATCAACAGGTGTTGCTCCTGAAAAATTACAACATATTTCAACTGATAATGTTTTAGGTAGAAGCGTAGCAGGCGATGGTTCAGTAAGTGCAATTCCTTTTGCTACAGTTATAAGTGAAGGTGGCGGTCTAGAAGACGGTGACTTCACTAGTGAAATTGCTTCTGGAACAGACGCAGGTGAAGCACTAATAAAAACCGGTACTGGTACTTATGGTATTAGTAATGTAACAGTAGCAGGCGAGCCTAACAGTATTGTTAAAACTAATGTCGACGGAAGTATTCAAGTTAATAGTCTTATACTCGGAGGGGATAGTAATTACGAAGTATTATCATTAGATACTACAGAGCTACTACTCAAAACACCAGGACAAGGTACAATACTTACAGCGACTGGCGGTTCTGCAGGAACAGGAGGATCTCCAAGCGATCCAGGATATGTTCCTCCTACATTCCCAGATCTTGAGATACCGGGTAGTGTTAATATAGGCGGTACAGGTGTTACAGAAAGTACACTTCAAGCAAGTTCAGTATTAGGTGGTCAAAGTAATCTCGCAGTAGATTGGATCTACAGTAGCTTTATAGAAGCACCAGGAGAAAAAGGACTTGCAAGTACAGGTATTGCAATAGGTGGAAATACAGGTAAAACAACAGCAGGACAAATTGCTATTGTTGCATCCGATAGTGGCACAAGTACAAGTGTTACACCGTTTATCTTTAATAAAGACGGTGTTGTTCCTGACTTTGATAACATTTATAATATAGGTGCGCCAACAAAGAAATATAATACAGTATATGCTAGTGTATTCAACGGAACAGCAACTGAAGCATTATACGCTGACTTAGCTGAAAATTACTTAGCAGATGAAAAGTATGCACCTGGCACAGTTTTAGTATTAGGCGGTGATGAAGAAGTTACTACAACTAATATAAAAGAAGATCATAGAGTAGCAGGTGTTGTAACAACAAATCCAGCACACTTAATGAACAGTCATTTAAAAGGTGATAATGTTGCCGGAGTAGCACTACAAGGTAGAGTTCCGTGTAATGTTATAGGTAAAGTACAAAAAGGTGATATACTTGTTACAAGTGCTATACCAGGTTATGCTGTTGTTAACAATGAACCTAAAATTGGTACAATAATAGGTAAAGCTGTTAGTTCTAAAGATGACAGTGAACGTGGCACTGTAGAAGTATTAGTTGGAAAATAATAATGAAACGAAGCACTCTTGAGAAATTAATGAAAACACAAAAAGCATCGGTTGACTTAGATGAGAGTCAGCCTCAAACTAGACAGGTTATTGCAACAGCTGGCACAATAAAAGTTCGTGTAGAAGGAAAATCGAATGGCAAAACAGACAATTAATACAGGTAGTACTCCTAACAAAGGAGACGGCGATCCTTTACGTACAGCTTTTGATAAAATTAATAATAATTTTGACGAACTTTATGCAGGACAAAATACTGATCCTAGCAACACAGCAGCAGATCTTATACCAGATGCTGACGGCACACGTTCTTTAGGCAGTGAAGACAAGCGTTGGGAAGATGTATATGTAAAAGACTTTATATACCTTAACCAAAACAGGATTGAACTTACTGCTAATGGTACACTGTTAATTAACGGTGGTCCACCTGCAGAAAGACAAGATACTACTGGTAGTGTTTTTGCAGATGACTCGAGTGTAATGGTAGATGGTATTGCAGGCAAAGTAGTTGGTCCTGTTGATACTACAACTGTAGATGCAAATACAATTACTGCTACTTCTATTACAGGAGATCTTACAGGCAATGTAACTGGCAATGTAACTGGAGATATTGTAGGTAGTGTATTTGCTGATGACAGTACTTCAATGGTAGACAGTGTAGGTAAAGCAATTAACTTAGACGGAACTGTTAAAGGTAATATTATTCCTGATGCAAACGAAGCATACGATATAGGTAGCATGACACATAAGTTCCGTGATCTGTATCTAAGTGGCAGCACGATTAACCTAGGTGGTGTTGAAATTACTAATGACGGCGGAGTAATTACTTTCGGTGGCGAAAAAGTTGTTGTAGAAGGTGGCACTGGCGATATACAAGGTAGTGTGTTCGGTGACGATTCAACACTACTAGTTGATGCAGTGAACAGCGTAATACCTAAGGCAGTAGTGCAAGATAGTACAAATTGGGATACAGCATATGCATGGGGTGATCACGCAGCAGCAGGATACCTTGTACAAGCAGATATACTAGACGGCACATTAACAATTGATGTTAATAACACAGGTGATTTACAAGGTAGTGTGTTTGGTGATGATAGTACTCTACTTGTAGATGCTATTAATAGTGTAATTCCAAAAGCTAACGTAGAAAGCAGTACAGATTGGGATACAGCGTTTGCATGGGGAGATCATAGTGCAGCTGGTTATGCACCACAAGCAACAACTTATACAAAAGCAGAAGTCGATACTGCTATTTCGGCACCAAGAGATTTAAAAGGTAGTGTGTTTGCTGATGATTCAACACTATTAGTTGATGCTGTAAATAGTATAATTCCAAAAGCAAACATTGAAGATAGTGCAAATTGGGATGCAGCATTTAGTTGGGGCGATCATGCAAGTGCAGGTTATGCAGCTGGTACTAATGAAGCAAATTGGGATGCAGCATTTAGTTGGGGAGATCATGCAAGTGCAGGCTATCAAGTAGCTGGCGCATCACATGACGGTGACATTAAAGGTAGTGTGTTTGGTGATGACAGTACATTACTTGTAGATGGAGTTAATAGTAATATACCCAAAGCAAACATTGAAGATAGTGCGAATTGGGACACAGCATACGGCTGGGGCGATCATAGCACAGCAGGTTATCTTACTAGCTTTACTGAAACTGATCCAGTAGTAGGTGCAATTACAGGTATTGTAAAAGCAGATGGCGCAGGAAATATTAGTGCAGCAGTAGCAGGTACTGATTATCTTGTAGCAGAAACAATTGACTTAGCAACACTTAAAACAGAAGTAGCAGCGGCAATCGACTTTGCAGATTTTCAAACTAGAATAGCAGCATTATAATACTTCAAGCAGATACGATAAATATGTATAACAACAGGATTGATGAGAATGGCAAATAGATTTCCCCTAATACTAGACACTACAGATGGTAATAAGATCAAAGAAATACCATCAGGTGATAATCTAGATTTACGCAATGTTAGCATTGTTGATGCACAAAATATTGACGCACTAGGTACAATTAATGCTCAAGCAATTACAATTAACGGAAATCAGTTACAACCTGGTGAATTTATAGATTTAGACGACACTCCTACAGCATATACAGATGCACAAGGAAAATTTGTAAGAGTTAAAGCAGATGGAACAGGGTTAGAATTTTACGAATTTGGCGATGCAGAAGCAGAATTATTTGTAACAAATCTACAAGTAAGTGAAAGTATTCTACCTGACACAGATTTTGGAGCAAGTGTTGGCGGTCCTGCTAATAGATTTGACGGAGTGTACGGAAACTTCTTTCAAGGTAGTATAAAAGGTAATAATGGATCTACTGTTTTTGATGCTACTACAAACGAAATTCCTTATGCTGTAATTTCAGGTAGACCTTTAGCTGTAAGTGATTTAACTAATGATGAAGGCTATATTAAAGCAACAGATCTAAGAGCAGTAATACCTGAATTTATACAAGATGGATTAGTAACTGTTGAAGTTATTAACAGAGGTGACCTACAAGGTAGTGTATTTGGAGAAGATAGTACATTACTTGTTGATCACCTTAACTCTAGAATTAACGCAGCAAGACTTACACAAAATGGTGCATTAAATGGACAAACAATTGTTTGGAATGAAACAACACAAGTTTGGGAACCAGGTATTGCAGGTGACATTACAGGATTTAGTTCAAATAAAACAGATACACTTACTGTAGAATCAGGTTATAAAATTACATATCAAGATAGTGAAGGTACACTAGCTGGTGATATTATCTATATTGATACAACAACAAGATTAGAAGTCAACGAAGTTAGAGTAGAAGGCAATAACGATATCTATCCAGACGTAAATGGTAATGGTAGTGTTGGTAGATCCGGAGCAGCGTTTGGTAATGCTTATATAAACAACATTGAAGCAACAACATTATCAGGAGATTTAGCAGGTAATGCTGTTGGCGAAACACACAAAGCAAACGCAGGTGTGTTTGGCGACAATACCGGTGTAGCAGGTAGTTATAAATTACATGTTATAGGCGATTTAGGTGTTACAACAGGTAACCTAGATCTCAACGGAGGATCAATTATAAGTGCAAACTTTGAAGATGCTACAGGTAACTTTAGAGGATCTTTCTTTGGCGACGATTCAACTATTATTATTGACGGTGTTAGTAATAGTATTACAGGTAACTTACAATTTCCAACAGCTATCGGTACTATTACTGGTACAGTTATTCAAATTAACGCAAGTGATAAAGTAACATTAGGAAATACAGAAACAACAGGCGATGTTTTTCCTTTCTTAGATGAATCAGGAAAGATCGGTACAGTTGCAAGACGTTACGATGAAGGTAACTTTGTAACTTTAAGAGCATCTAATTTTAGTATTGATACAGTTACAGCGACTACTGTTGAAACAGAAAACTTTGTATTAAGTGGTACAGGTACTGGTACACTAGAAAGTGCCACTGACTTAATACTACAAGTTGGCAATAGAGCAAAAATAGAAGGTGGTCCTCTTAAATTTGTAAATATGAATCAGACTGTAGCTAATCAGATTATAACGCAAAGTGGCGATACTATCTATAATACATCTGAGAATAGATTTCAATTTTATCAAAGCGGTGCATGGGTGAGTTTGCATACAGGAGTATTTGAAGGCTCACTTATAGGCAGTGTTGTTGCTGACGATAGTACTCCTATTATTGACGGAGTGTCTGGTAAAATTATTACTCCTAATGTAACAGGTACAGCAACATTTGAAAACGAAGTTATTGTGCAAGGGAACTTAACAGTACAAGGCACAACTACAACAGTTAATACAGAAGAAGTTAATATTGCTGATAATATTATATTATTAAATAGCAACTTCACAGGAGCAAGTCCAACAGAGTCCGGTGGAATTGAAATTGAGCGTGGCGACGAAGACAATAAACAATTTGTATGGAACGAGACAGACGACAAATGGAGCATAGGTACAGAAACATTTGTTGCAGATACAGTTGAAGCTACTACTATCACTGGTGCTGGAACAGGAACATTATCAGGATATCTTAATGTTACTGGTGCAACAGGTGGAGACATTACTGCATTTACAAACATTACTGGTGACACCGGTGGTGATATTACACAGTTTACAAATATCACAGGCGACACAGGCGGTACCATAAGTGGCTTCTTAAATATCACTGGCGACACTGGCGGAACAGTAAGTGGATTTACAACAATTACAGGCGACACTGGCGGTGATATTACACAGTTTACAAACATTACTGGCGATACAGGCGGCACTATAAGTGGCTTCTTAAATGTTACCGGTGACACAGGCGGCACTATAAGTGGCTTTACAACATTAACCGGAGACGGTTCTGGAAGCATAACAGGTTTTGATATATCATGGTCACTAATTTCTAGTACTCCAACTACACTTGCAGGTTATGGAATTACTGATGCAGCAACTAGCGCACAAGGTGACAATGCAGACACAGCGTTAAGCTGGGGCAACCACGCTACAGTAGGTTATCTAACTGCTATTCCTGCTTCAATAAACGCAGATATAAAAGGTTCAATCTTTGGTGATGATAGTAGTCTAATAGTTGACGGTGTAGCAGGTAAAATTGTAGCTAATTACGAAAACGGAACTAGTATTATTGATAACAATAGTATTGAATCAACAACTATAACAGCAGGAAAATTTGTAGGACCTACAGACATAATAGTCGGCGATGTACAACAAATTAGTGGACCAGGTGCAATTGGAATAGATACTCTTGTAACTGAAATTACCACAACTGGCGTAGATGATGCATACACACTAGCAGACGGTGTACTAGGACAAATAAAAATAATTACAATGGTAGTAGATGGTGGTGATGCAATAGTTACTCCAACTACATTAGCAACTGGAACAACGATTACATTTAGCGATGTTAATGATAACATAACATTACTATACACTACAAATGGTTGGTTGAATACTGCAAACCAGAACGCAACTATAGCATAACGGAGATAACAGTCTGTGAGTGAAAAAGAATACATTGTAAGTTTACATCGCGGAGTAGATGCAGAACAATTTAATCAAGATATGGTAATATCAACGGGCGCAGGTTCAATACCAAATAGAACTGTTGATGTATCTAATGCTAGACCCGGTTCTTATAGGATTACACACTATGCATTAACAGATGCAGAAGCAACGGAATTAAAAAATGATTCAAGAGTAGTTGCAGTTGAAGTAAATCCAGAAGATAGAGACGATCTTATAATTACGCATAAAAAAATACAAGAAACAGTATTTGATAAAACAACTAGTGATGCTGGTGCATTTGTAAACTGGGGATTGCGCAGAATAAATGATGCTACAAATTTATATAGTGGTAATACAGCGCCCGGCGGCTATAATTATACTATAGACGGAACAGGTGTAGATATAGTTATACAAGATAGTGGCATACAATTTGCTCACGAAGAATGGAATGATTATAACGGAGAACAAAGATTACAACGTGTTAATTGGTATACCGAATCTGGAATATTAGGCACCCAGCCTGGGGGATTTTATGCAGATTATGACGGACACGGAACACACGTTGCAGGAATAGTTGCAGGAAGAATATTTGGGTGGGCCAAAGGCGCAAATATCTATTCTATGAAAATACAAGGACTACAAGGACCATCTGATCCTGGATTTGGCATTCCGGCAATAGGTAGTTTTGATCTTATTAAAAACTGGCATCTTAATAAACCTATTGAGCCTACTACTGGTTATAGACGACCAACAGTTGTAAATTTAAGTTGGGGATACAGTTCGTATTTTTCAGGTGTTACAGGTGGAGTATATAGAGGTACTCCTTGGTCTGGATCATCTAGAGATGCAACAAAAGGTATGATCGGAGCAGATGACGGTACAGGAATAGCTTATCCTACAAGAGTTGCTGCTATAGATGTTGAAATACAAGAATTAATAGATGCAGGTGTTCATGTCTGTATAGCTGCTGGTAATACATTTCAAAAAATTGATGTTCCAGGAGGCTTAGATTATGATAATTATTTTACGAGTAACATTTATCCAGGTCAACTATACTATAATAGAGGTGGTTCTCCCTATGATGACGAAGCATATATTATAGGTAATGTAGATAGTGAAATACATTCAGGAGGACTAGAACAAAAAGCTGCTAGTTCAGAAACAGGTCCCGGAGTTATGTATTATGCACCTGGAACAAACATAATGAGTTCAAGTAGTAATCAAAATCTTTATACTACCGGTGCGTATCAATTTGGTAATTCTTTTTGGAAGCAAATGAATATAAGTGGTTCTAGTATGGCATCGCCTCAAGTAGCAGGTATGCTTACTTTGTTCTTGCAATTGAATCCAGGTGCAACGCCTGCACAAGCAAAAGATTTTATAGACAGAACAATAAAAACAAATCAGCTATTTGATAGTGGACTAGACAATGATTATAATAATGAAAGATCATTATTAGGTGGAAACAATAAGTTTATCTTTAATAAATTTAATAGTTCAAAACAAATTGATGTTAGATTTCCAGATACTGAAACATATAATATAATTGTAACTCCTGAAACAATATCCGAAGGCCAGTCAGTTACAATTGTACTTAATACTACAAATGTTGTAAATGGAACTAATGTGCCATTTACAATTAGTGGCGTTACAAGCGAAGACATAGGCGGACAAGATTTAACAGGTGTATTTGTTGTGAATAACAATACAGCATCAATTACATTGAATACAGTAGAGGATATACTTACAGAGGGAAATGAAACCCTTGTAATATCTTTAGACAATGGAAGTGCTATCGCAGGGGTATTTATTTTAGATAGCTCTACAGGAGCAAATGCTCCTACCTATCAGCTTTATCGATCAGAAGTAAGTGTAAATGAGAATGAAACATTTGATATTACATTAATTACAAACTTTGTCGACGACGGCACTACGATACCTTATACTATTACAGGTATATCTAGCGACGATATTAATGGAGAAAATTTAACAGGTGTGTTTACTATATCCGGAAACAGAGCTGATAAAACATTTACTATTACTGCTGATAGATCTACAGAAACAACTGAAACATTTACTATTGCATTAGATAACGGTGCAAGTACAATAGATGTAATTATAAATGATACAAGTCAAACACCTACATTTTCTTTAAGTGCAGATATAAATCCAGTACCAGAAGGTACAAGTGTTACAGTATCGTTATTAACTACAGAAAAAGATGACGGAGATATTATAAATTATACAATAACCGGAGTATCATCTAATGATTTGAACTTTGCAAGTTTAAATGGACAGTTTACTATTAATTCAAATAGTGCATCTCAAAACTTTTTAATTACTCCAGATTTAACTACAGAGGGTTTAGAAACTATGACACTAAGCCTAGATAATGGTAGCGATAGTATAGACATAGACATATCTGACACAAGTCCAAATAGACCTAGCGGAGTTAGTAGAAATATAAGTATTGCAAACGGTTATACTATAACTGGTACAGACTCTACTGGATCGTTAAGTGGAGATAATTTAACTATCAATTTAGATTACGGTGATCAGCTAATACTTAATATTAATACTGCTGGTAATCCTTTGTTTATTAAAACTCAGCCTACTACAGGAACAGATAATCAAGTACTAGGAATACCAGGACAAGGATCAACAAGCGGAAATATAGTTTGGACACCTAGCTACATAGGAACATTTTATTATCAATCAAGTGTGGATGACTCCATGGGCGGACAGATCATAGTTAGCTAAATACTATAAATGGAGAATCAAAATGGCAGTTCAATTAATTAATGTCGGAAATATAGCAAACGACGGTACAGGTGACGATTTAAGAGAAGCCTTTATTAAAGTTAATCAAAATTTTGAGGAACTTGACCTCCGTGATGACGAACAAACAACAGCGTCAAATTTAGGTAACGTTGGAGAAGGTGTTTTTGCACAAAGATTAAATTACGATTTACAATTTAAAAAATTAGTTCCAGGAGCTAATGTAACACTAAATTCTACAGATACAGGTGTTACAATTAATGCTAGTTCTGGAATAACACAATTAATTTTTAGTTCAGATAGTGGTAGTTTAAATCTTTCAGGCCCAGGTCTTTTAAACGTCAACGGTGGCGAAGGAATTACAACATCAATAGTAAATGATACTTTAACAATTTCTAATACAAGTTCTTCATTAGTTACAGATACAACACCTCAATTAGGCGGCACATTAGATGCTCAAGGTAATGATATAACTGCTGTTAATAGCATAACTGCATCTAGTATTACAGGGTTCCTTAATGGTAACATGCAGGGCAATGTATGGGGGATAGATATTAGAGATCTAGACAATGCAGTAGGAAATATTTCACAATCTTTTGACTTTGGAAATATTACAAGTACAGTTTCAAATATCTTAGAATACTTAGTAGCAAAAACAGAGGTAGACCAAGGAACAATAGTTTCTCCTGATCCGATAATTATCGATAATGGTTCATTTATATAAGGAGGCCAATATATGTCTTTTAATCCTAAAGACACAGGAATTGTAAATAACTCTGGAATATATCCTAGTAGTACAACTATCACATCAGATGAAAACAATATAAGAATTGTTTCAGATGGAGATCCATATCCGGCAAAAGCAGGTAATCCTTTAAATAATGATGGTGTTTCGGAAAGATCTGGATGGGCGTTAGGAACATACATACAAACTAAAAGTATCGATCTTACATTTAATTATCGTGGCGGCAGAAATAGTACTAATCCTCAAAATGTAGAACAGGGACCAATAGGTATTGCAACTAATGGAGTATTAATATACACATCAAAGAATAATGATATTTTATTTAACAGTGCAACAAAGCCGCCGGATGAATTAAACTGGGACATTTCGGTATTCAGTGATGTTTATAAAGGTGATTTAGCAAGTGGCTATATAGACGAAACTGGTGCATATAGATATGTCACTGGTGCGTTTGTTCCAACAGTATATTCTAGAGAACGTAAAATATACCAAAAAAACGAATACTATGGTAGTAATAGTTACGGTAATGATTTTATGCGCCATCAAGACGGACATTCTAAAATTGTAGGTTATGCGTTTGACGGTTATCCTATTTATGGACCTTTCGGATATGACGATCCACTCGAGCCGTTATCAAGGCCAATAAGAACACCGTCAGCTTATCGTTTAAGAGATAACGATGATCATAGACCTAACGGATATAAAATTACAGATACTTATAGAATTAATAATGAAGAAAGAAATTTTACACTAGGTACATTTGTAGAAGACTATGAATACGTTTCTACTCTAAGTACACTTGATGAATACAACGGTAGATATTGTATAACTCCAGAATATCCTAACGGAACTTACGCATATTTTTTAACATTTAAAGACAACGGGTTAGTCGAACCAGCTTATCCTTATGTAATAGGTCCTCAATCTAAACAACAAAGAACAGCAGGAATAGGCACAGCGGATATTATATCGTTATGGTCTGTTCGTAGCGGTACAGTAGTTGCTAATTTAGCTGAACGAATGCCAGTTATATTTGCACTACCTGTAACTGATGACATTTATCCTAGTGTAGAATTACTATCAGGTACTCTTCCGGCAGGAACTAGAATCGAAGGCAATAATTTAGTTGGTACTCCGTTCGAAGTAGAACGAGATACATCGTATCAATTTGTGTTGCGAGCAAAATATAACGGCATTATAGACGACAGAACATTTATTATAAATGTTGTAGGGCCCGACGATCCAGTATGGATTACAAATGAAGGAAGACTACAAGTAGGATCTAATAATACACTTTATATTTTAGATAATGCACTTGTAGATTTTCAGTTATCTGCAATAGATAGCGATCTACCAGCAGGAGATGAGTTAGAATATTTTATTGCAAACGGTGACGGTGAACTTCCGCCTGGCTTGTCATTATCCGAAGATGGCAAAATTACAGGCGTTGTAGAACCTTTATTAGCATTAGATAGAATAGGAAATATAGGCGGATATGATAACGAAGCATATGATACTTTTATAACTGATTTTAGTATAAAAAGTGATTTTGGATTTAGTAGTTATTATTACGATATACTAGGTTACGACAATGCAGGTCAACCAAAAATACCAAAAAAATTAAATAGATATTATTCATTTGCTGTTACTGTTACAGATGGTGATAGTTGGGTAAGACGAGAATTTATAATATATCTTGTAGGGGACGACTATCTTAGAGCAGATAATACGATCATGCAAGCAGCTGATGGTGTATTTACAGCAGATAATACACACTTAAGAAATCCAGTATGGCTTACACCGAGCGATCTTGGATTTAAACGAGCAAATAACTACGTTACATTATATACAGATATAATTGAAAGCGATACACTTGCAGGTTTTGTATTTTACGAATTATTAGATTTCAATCCTGACCGTACTCCTAGTTTACTTCCTCCGGGGTTAACTTTAAATACAGGCAGTGGAGAAATTGCAGGGCGAGTTCCGTATCAACCGGCAATAACAAACTCTTACAAATTTACACTTAGAGCAACAAGATTTGAAGCAGATACTGGAACAGTTGAAGTAATAGGTACATTTGATGAAGATACATTAATAGGAAGAAATAATGTAAAAGTAGCAAAATTACCAAGAGGCTTAGAAGACGGAGTAGATGATTTAGAATCTTTAAGAAATGAAGTAATTAGAATTAATGATAAAGAATACGAAATCATAAAAGTTGACGGACGTAATAGTTCTTATGATTTAATAACTTTAGATAGATCAGTAACTCCTAAGATTAGATTAATTACAAGCCAAAGCGCAGTAATTAATGACGAAATCTTTTTTGTAAATCGTTTATCTGAAACTGAGAAAACAAGATACTTAGGTAGATTTTTAAATTTTAATGCTGTTGAAAAATATGAAATAAAGGATATTTTACCTTACCTAGAATATAGAATTAAAATGAAGGATAGTAGTGCTATTCTAATAGAAGAAACATCTCTAAATTTAAAAGTAGGTCAGGAATTTATACTAGGCGATTATGCATATTACAATGGAGCAATCTATCAACTATCAAGTACGGACTTAGATCTATTCGGCGATCCTACAAGAATACACACAGTTGTTTCACAACAAGACGATAATGGTGCTATTATAAAAGATAGCGAAGGAAATCCAATAGTTGATTTTGATTCTTCAAAATGGAGTTTTATATCAAACACAAGTGCAGAACTTAGTGAAACTGTAAATAGAAATATATTCGAACAAAGACTACAAATGGATTTTGAAATAGGTGCATTACAAAGGTTGTCTCCGCAGTATCAAACAAACATTTACTTAACAGATGTTTATCCTGCAGATCCAGCTCAGCTCTGGAGTTTAAGAATGCCATCTACGGCAAATAGTAGAAATAATTTACTAGTAAAAAAATATTTGAAGACAACAAATCTATCATTTGTTATATACAGAGATAACGAAGATAGAGTTAACATTACAAGTAATATAGAAGAAACTCCAGGACTTTTAAGAAATATTACTACTGGTGCAGATATAAGTATATCTATTTTCAGACGTGATTCATTTACAAAGCTAATTAAAGTTCTTGAACAAGATGAAATTGTAGACTTACCATTTAGTGATAAAACATTTGATATAAGAATAATAGGCGAAATTGATAGTACCATAGAATTTCTAACTGAACGTGATTTAGGAAATATAAAAGCTAATTTTGTTAGTACATTTAAATTAAATGCAACTACTACTGTTCCGGATACTAATTTAATATATAGACTGATTTCTGGAAGACTACCTAACGGAATGAGATTAAATCTAGATGGAGACATTATTGGTAAACCTAGACAATATGCAAATGATAAAGGGTTAGGATTAACTACATTTGATAATTATTCTACAGTATTTGATAGTTTAGATCCTACTAGTTCAACATTTGATAGAGATTTTGTCTTTACAGTAGAAGCAAAAGATAGATTTGGTTATAGTGCTGTAACTAAAGAATTTAAAATAACTGTAGTTGATGATGACAAAATTAGATATAGTAACATATATGTAAAACCTTTGTTAGAACCGAGACAACGTCAAAGTTTTACTAGTTTTGTAAGTAATCCTAAAATTTTTCCAAATAATAAAATTTATAGACCAGACGATCCTGAATTTGGTATACAAACTACAATAAAAATGCTTGTATATGCAGGCATTGAAACTCAAGATATTGCTAATTTTGTTGCTGCAACAGCTCTTAATCATAAAAAGTCTAATTTTAAAATTGGTGATTTTAAAATAGCAGAAGCAAAACAGCCGGGTACTAATGAAGTAATATATGAAGCAATTTATCTAGAAGTAATAGATCCGTCACAACCTATAAACGGAAAAGCAAGAAAATCATTTACAGCTTCTACTACAGAAACTATAACTACAGATAGTATACAGTACGATACAAAGGACGACATTACTAATACAGGCACAGGATTTCAAGAACTGCCTGTTTATGGTAGAAACACAGTTAAGTTTGTTATTCCGAATGGTGACGATCTTATAGTTATAACAAGAGATTCTAATGTAACTGTTGATGTTGACAATAATGATTTTGAAATTGAATTACGAGACGGCTCAGATGTAGAACTAGAGTTAGGGATTACTGATAGCGAACCATATAGAATAAGACCTAAAACAAATACTATAAAAGCAGATAATACAGCAATAAGAGCAAGTGATTTTAGAGATCAGAAAAAGTATATTGTTAATATAGATAACATGAGAAGTCGAATACAAGAAACTGGCAAGGATGAAAGAGAATATTTACCGTTATGGATGCGTACTCCACAGGCAAATACATTTCCACAGGAATTAGATTATGTTACTGCAATTCCTGTATGTTTCTGTAAACCAGGAGAAGGTGCAAATATAATGCTAAATATTAGAAATGCAATAACTAACAATTTATTTGACCAAACAAAAATTAATTTTGAATTTGATAGATATATAATCGACCAAACAAATAACAACGGTAACGAACAATATATATTGTTCGCAAATTACCAATACAACGTGTAAAATACATAAATATGTAAAAGAGGATAGACAATGGCCAGTAATATACAAAGTAGTACAATTGATGCAGCATATCCAGTTGCTGGAGTAGATAATGATACTCAAGGATTTAGAGATAACTTTAGTACAATTAAAGATAACTTTACAGCAGCAAAAGCAGAAATTGAACTTCTACAAAACGAAACTGTAAAACTAACAGAAAATAATAATTTTGCAGGAACCTATATTATTGATGCTAACCAGCAATCAGTAACAGGAAAAACATTTGATATAGGTGCCCAAGAAGGTGATGTAGTTACTGAAATTAATTTTAATAACGGACATTATCAATTTTTAGATATAAATTTTGCTGAATTAGTAGAGGATGGCGGTTATAAAACTGGTACTTTTAAAATTGTAGGATTTCCCCTAGGTAATAGTTCAGATCCAACATACGAAGATAGATTTGCAAAATTTACACTACAAATAAACAGTACTGATATAACTATAGATAACTGGAAAATAAATTTTACAAGTGATGCCGAAAACATGCATTTTAGTCCAAATTATCCATCGCCTTTTGTTTTACCAGCTAATGCAGATTATGGTCCAACAATAATCGAATTTTGGTCGCCAAATGGTGGTGTAGATATATTTGTTAATTACTTAGGAAGATTTAAATAATGCACCCTGGTGTAGGAGATTTATCTCATCTAACAGATAACGAAGTTGAAGATAAGATTATACAATTAAGTAGATATTATCATACCTGTAATGATGACATAAGATCACAAATAATTCTAGTAATAGATACCTATAAAATAGAACAAGAAACAAGAAGATTGAATTTAAGAAAAAAAGAAGAAGATTCTGACGAAAACGGACTTGACAATTTAATCAATATATCGTAAAATATATATATGCTTATGAAAACAGACAAACTAGGTATTCCACAATTCTCTAATCGTGATCTTATCGATATGATTTATTCAGGTCATGTTGACAAGTGCCATGTGGTATTATGCGAAGAATCAGATGATGTAGACAAGTTTAATACAGCAATGGAAGAACAAGGCTTTGATAAACTACAAAAGTATATTCCGATTGACGTAGACGAAAAGACATTTGACGGTGCATTACAATCAGAATGGTTTATGCCTGACGCATACAAAGACATTAATGTATATGAATACGTATTGCAAAAAGCACAAACACCTTGTCCACAGCACGTACAAGAACGCATATGGGAAGAATTAGATGCTTTTAAAGAACGTGATATGCTTAACTTATTACGTTATATGATTTATCTAGTAGACTTTATGCGTGAGAATAGTATTGTTTGGGGAGTAGGCAGAGGTAGCTCTGTAGCATCATATGTGCTATACTTAATAGGTATACATAAAATAGACTCAATCCAATATGGCCTGGATTGGCGAGAGTTCCTGAGATAAGTAGAGTATAAGGAGAATAATATGGCTAGAAAGCAAATTATACATAGATCTATGAGAGGCAAAGTTGTCGACATGGATTTGTTGCGTAAGAAGAATGAACTTGTTCCTGCGATTGGCAATGCAAAAGTAAATGCCCGTGGCGACGAATTAGGACCAGGTGGAAAAATTAAAAGAAAAAGAGAAGATATTGTAAAAGATCATTATCAAAAATATGCAAAAGATGAAAGAGGACAACTTGTAAAAAATGAAACAAGTACTACTCCAGTTGATGATATTGCAGAACCTCTAACAGAAGCAGAATTAGAAATGTTAGAAGAAGATGATGAATGGCAAGAAGACGCAGATGGAAATTTTGTACAAAAAGGTGAATAATGGCTATAAATTTAGATACAATACACGGAACACTAAAACCGATTAATGATAGAGTTTTAGTTTCCGACATGTACTTTGGAGAACAGACTACAAAAAGTGGGTTGATTCTAAGAAGCGATGACGGAGAAACAAGAGGAATTTATCCTCGTTGGGGAAGAGTACATTCAAAAGGCCCCAACAACACCGAGACATATAAAGTAGGTGATTGGATACTTATTGAACATGGTCGTTGGACTCGTAGTATTAAAATTGACGAAGGCAATGGTGAAACAGAATTGCGCATGATAGATTCTGACTGTGTACTAGCATTTTCAGATAAAAAGCCCGACGGAGTTCAATTCGGTGCAGAATATGCAGACGGTGAACATGCAACAATTGATCCTTCATCATTTGTTACAGCATAAAGAGGTAATAATGACAAACCCATTTGAAGATATTGAACGCTTCGGTACAGCGTGTGACCAACCAGCAAGTGAAGCAAACTATAAAATGTATCTAAGTCTTATTGACGAAGAAGTAGGTGAGCTTGTAGAAGCTGTCGCAGCAGATGACAAAGTCGAACAGCTCGACGCACTCATCGACATATTAGTTGTTACTATGGGCGCAGTACGTGCCGCTGGCTGGGACGGAGAAGCAGCCTGGAAAGAAGTAATGGATACAAACTTTGCTAAGATTGATCCAGACACAGGCAAAGTTCGCAAACGTGAAGACGGTAAAGTACTAAAGCCTGAAGGCTGGAAGGCTCCTGAACTTGCACAATTCATATAACGATAGTAAAGATTACCTAGACTTTCTAGTAAAAAACAATGTTTTTATAACTAAGGAAGAACTAGGTAATCGTAGTTTAATTGACGGCAATGTTTTAAATCATAATCTAGATTGGAGTATGCTGAATAACACATATAACACTCTTGGTTATGTTGTAATAGATAATTTTTTAAATGAAGAGTACATTTTAAGATTAAGAGATTTTGTTTTATATTTTAATATGCGACATGATTACTATAAAGATTATGCAGCAATTAATTTTACACCAAACGAGCTTTGGTTTCCGGTGCTCTCAAATATTGTTAAAGAAACAAAAGAAAAACTTCCATTTCTAAGTCAGCTAGATATAGAAAGAGCATGGGCATTCATTTATAACCAAACTTCATACGGAGTAGATATTCATGCTGATCCAGGACCTACAAAAAATTCAGCTAACTTAAATTTTTGGGCTACTCCTAATGAATCAGTAAAACATGATACCGAAACAAACGGATTATATATTTGGGACACGGCGCCGCCTGCGGACTGGGACTATTACGAAAAGAACTTTAAACCTGATGAAGTAAGAGAATTTTTAAAGTCTACAGGGAAAGAACCTGTTAGAATTAATTACGGATACAACAGAGCTGTAATATTTAATTCACTATTTTATCATAAGTCACAACCTGTAGAAACACTTCCGGGTTATGAAAATAAAAGAATAAATTATACTTTTATGTTTAGATAACTGTTGACAATGACATCAAAATGTGTTACTTTAATAATATAAACTATTAAGGAACTCTAATGCCTGTACACGCAATGATTGATTTAGAAACACTACACACTACTCCTCGAACAGCAGTGCTAACAGTAGGTGGTGTAAAATTTAATCCTTTAGACAACAGCGAACCTCACAGTGAATTTTACTACAAACTAGACCTAGACTCACAGGACAGAGATGTCAGTGACGATACTATTGCCTGGTGGAGTAAGCAGGATCCTAAAGTACAAGAAGAAGCATTTAGTACTGAAGGACGTGAACACATGGATGTGTTCTTAGATAGTTTGCCTAAGTGGATGGTAGGTGTTGATGTGCTGTGGGGACATGGCTATGGATTTGACATTACTATTATCGAAGATATGCTTCGGCAACGTGGTAAACCTATTCCTTGGCAGTTTTGGCAAGTACGTGATTCACGTACACTATTTTTAATGGCAAAAGTAGATCCACGCAAAGCAATGCAAAGTGATCTGCACAACGCACTAGCAGATGCTTACTTCCAAGCAAAAGGTGTACAAATGGTATACAAAGAGTTAGGAGTAACTCGTTGATACGCTGGTATGATTATCCCGCAGCATTTTTAGCAGCAGACTTAATGCTAACAGCAGCATTTGCTATTCCTTGGGTTGGCTTTGTTGTTGCGTATGGTATGTACGAATATGGTTGGGAAGCATACTGTCAATATAGATTAAGGCAAGAAAATGAAAGATAGTCCTATTAACACACTACAACAGCTAATGTGTATTACTATGGAAGAGTGCGGCGAACTAACACAACGCTGTTCAAAGATAATGCGCAAGTTTGAGTACAAAGAAGAAATAACAGAAGAACAGCGCATTAAACTTCTTGAAGAAGTAGGTGATGTTTATTGTATGATTAATCTAATGACAGAACATGGCATCTTAGATTGGAAACACATTTATGCACGTAGCAGTGTAAAAGAAGATAAACTAAAAAAATGGAGTACACTAATCAATGTCAATGAATCATAGTCCAAATAAAAAAGATGAAGAACTTGAACGAATGAAGGCAGAGTTCCTTGCTAAGGGTGGTAAAGTTACTAAAGGTGAAACTAAGGCTATGCCCAGTGAACTCGGTATTAGTAACAATCAATGGAATAACAAACTGTCTAAAGCAGAAAAAGATGCTAAAGCTGGTAAATGAAATGACAAGAAAGAATAATAGTTATGCTAAACTATATAAAAAGTGGAAGCATCATTTAAGCAATAGTCGCTTATGTGAAAAAGAAATTATTCGTCGAGCAAAAAGTTTTACCAAAAAAGGTATGCAAGTACCAGAATGAAAAAATTTAAAAATATAAAGGACTTTTAATGAAATACGTTATTGATATCGACGGCACTATTTGTCAAGAAGTTTACTTTATGGATGGCAGTGGTAAAAAAGACTATGCTAATCATATTCCAATGCCAGAGCGTATTGCACGAGTAAACGCATTGTACGATGCAGGACACACAATAAAATATATGACAGCACGTGGCTGTGTAAGCGGTGTAGATTATTACGAACTTACATACAAGCAACTTATGGACTGGGGTGCAAAGCATCACGAACTAAGCGTAGGCGAAAAAGAGAACTACGATGTGTGGATTGACGACAAAGCATTTTGGAGTGAAAACTTCTTTCGTGAAACAGGAGAGTCATATGAGTGATCATAGATTTATTGCAGCAATGGATCACAGTGGTGGTTCAACAGGTGGCGTACTAGAACGCTACGGACAAGAGTACACAGAAGAAGATAAAATGGAGAAAGTTCATGCTATGCGTCTTAGAATGGTCAACAGTCCTGACTTCAACGACTCAAACATCTGGGGAGCAATCCTCTACAAAGATACAATTTACCGTGGCATGGTTAACATCTTGGATGAAAAAGGTATTGACACGTTCCTAAAGATCGACAGTGGCTGTGACGATGATGGAACACTCAAACAGTTTCCAGTAAAGCAGATATTAGAATGGGCTACTAGCAACTGGGGTCCTAAGATTTATGGTACAAAGATGCGTAGCATTGTACACGGCGTAGGCATGATACATCCTGTACTCAAACAACAGTTTACACTTGCTCGCACTATTTGCGAGTATGGACTTGTACCAATCATTGAACCTGAAGTACCCATTGACCATCCTATCAAAGGCGAAGTCGAAGATGCTCTTATGTATCACTTGCAAGAGTTCCTGGATGAGTTCCCAGGCAAGTGCATCCTCAAACTAACACCTCCAGAAACACCCAACTTATATCACAATCTCACAGTGTTTCCTAATGTAGAACGTGTTGTGTTCCTAAGTGGCGGATATACTACAAACGAAGCGTGTAATAGACTAGGTCTTAATGACAATATAACTGCTAGTTTCAGTAGAGCATTGTCAGAAGGCTTACGTTATGACTTGACAGATGAAGAATTTAATGCTACAATAAGCAGTAACATTAAAAAAATAACAGAAGCAAGTGCATGAAAGAATTATGGGTAGAAAAGGTATGAAACCTGATGTATGCAGTGATGGTTTGTCTTGACGGCAAGGACGATTGGATTTATATTACTAAACAAACAGAACACTGTTGGGACTTGCATCCTGAACTGTTTGAAGACGCACATG